GCAACCCATGCAACCCATGCAACCCATGCAACCCATGCAACCCAGTGAATTAGAGATTGATTTTTTTGCAGCATTGAAACAGATGCAGGCGGATGCAGCCGCCAAATGCAACAACATCAATAATGGCAATAACAACGATAACAACGATAACAATAACGCTGACACCAACTGCTTAATAACACACCAGCCGCTGAATGCGTTCCACATACGGCTGTCGTGCGGGCACAAATTCAATTACGAAGCGTTGTTCCAAGAGGTATTGCGTCAAAAGGGCCGCATGGGAATGCACAATTTTCACGAGCATGTCGCAATGCACCAAATAAAGTGCCCGTACTGTCGCAGCATGACAAATAAGCTGCTGCCCTACATTGGCACCAGCCTGCACCCCGTGATAAAACGGTTGACGGGGGTGAACGCGCCAGCCCATTTGTGCATGCCAGGCACTCCGTGCGGAGCTAAGAACTGTCGTGCGAACGCGTTGTATGAATGCAAACAATCGCTATACTGCTACAAGCATTATCAGGTCGCACTTAAACCTGAACCGGCAGCATCGTCGCGGTGTGTTGCTGAACTTCAAACCGGAAAAAACAAGGGCACGCAATGCAAGCGCGCGGCTGGTTCCACGTCCATGCTCTGCAAAATGCACGCCAAATGCAACCTCGTCATTATGTGATCGTGTCGGCAGTCATGGCGTCGCGTTTCACGGCCCGAAAGCATTGCACCAGGGCATTATGCGCGGCGGTGTATTCGGGGCCCTCGTCCGTGCTTATCACCGGCTCCAGCGCCTTCAGGTTGGCGTAAAAACACCGACAGTTCGCGTTCGTTATGGTTTGAGTTTTGCAACATTGATCATACACTTGATCCATGTTGTGTCGGTACTCCTTGTGCCGGAGGGTCATTTGCGCGTCATATGTGGACGCGTCCAAATAATTCAGCATGTGCGTCATGGCCGCGATTGCATCCATTTATTGCCGTGATGAGTATTTCTGCATTGTGCATTGTGTAGTGTGTATTGTGTTTAATACGTTTGTATTCAGGTAAAATTGGCATTTTGAATGAGAAAAGGTGTAAAAATTGAACCAATCAAATGGCTGATTCCATGTTGGTCGCGAACCCCATTATTCTCTTTCATGCAATATTTGTGGAATCAACCTCCCAATTCAGACCCGGAAGAAGCCGAAGAGGCAGCAGACGTGTGCGCCATCTGTTTGGAGACTCCCGGAACCGGAACCAAAAACATTTCCGTTACGAAATGCGGACACAAATTCTGCACGTCGTGTTTGCTATCATCATTGAGACAGAAAAACACGTGCCCCACCTGTCGTGCCGAATTGGAACCCGCGCGCACCTGTATCCCCCCTGTGTCCGTTGCAACCGCGACCGGACTCATCCGGGAAGAAGAACGGATGATGGAAATGCAGCGCCGGATCAATGTCATTAACACATTTACAGGAACCAATGGACGAGCAACCATGATGTTCAGCCTTTGCAGAGAGTTCGCATTCAATGTGGCGCACAGTATCGCCCGATGGCAGACAAACTATGCCATAAATCCGGCAGATGACATGTATCATTCATCATGGAGAAATTTTGATCACCCCGATGAGAGCAACGACGGGTCGGGGTCCGAGTCGGGCAATGAATAAAGGTATCGCATCGCATCGCATTTGCATCCCCAAAAATCGCCAATCCATTTTATCGGAAAACAAGAATGCTCCAAAAAGGGACATGCATCCGCGACAAATCCGCCGAAGACAGTCCCCAAAACGCGAAAAGCTTTTTTCTGAAAACAAGAATGCTCCAAAAAGGGACATGCATCCGCCGTTTGGCGCCTTTTTGGCACCGACCCCACAAAATTGGTTTAAAAGATGCGCATGATCGTCTTACCATATATGCTCTCACAAAAATGCCTCCAAAAAAGTTCCGCAAATTACCTAGTGCCGCGCATTTTTGCACAAAAGTAATTCGACATATCGACTTTTGGACATTTTTTTTGTCCATTTTCTCAAAATTTTTTCGAGTCTTGAACATTGTAAAATTCGACATTTTCCTTAAAAATGAGGTTTTGTGATAATGCATCCCGTTGCACCATACATGGTGTCGTGAATGTCGGTCCAAAAATGCATGACTGCATAAGAAAAAACGCGAAAAATGCTGGCTTAAAAAAAGGCACCAGCGCTCGGCTACTTTTTGTTCTATAATTTTAGAACGTTTTAGAACGCCAAACCATATAAAGATATTTTCTCATGATGTTTTATAACCTCCCATCATTATTCATCTCACGATTATGTCATCGGACACTGAATGTGACGATAAGCTTTTGGACCCAAAAGTAGCCAAAAGTAGCCAAAAATCCCTCGCATGTGAATTGTGTGACTATGTTACGTCTAAAAAATGCAATTTTGATAAGCACCTCTCCTCTAGTAAACATCGTTCTAGAACGATTTTGAACGCGAAACGCAAAAAAGCTACCAAAAGTAGCCAATATGAGTGCAAGCACTGCAAAAAAGAGTATTCCGCTAGGAACAGTTGCTGGTACCACGAAAAACAGTGCCTAGATAACCCTAGCAACAAACCACCCGCCGAGGCCATTGTCTCAAAGGTTATAAAGAAGTTGCCGGGCGCAAATGACACGGTCACAATCAGCTTGTCAGACCTGTGCAAAAACAGCGGGAACGGCGAAAACTTTTGCCTGAATCTGCAGGACATGGTGCCGTGCATGCTGAACTATTTCAAAAAGCAGAATGAGGAGCACCAAAACGAGCAGAAGCAGGTGGTGCAGGAGCTGCTGAATCAAAACAAGGAGCTGATGCACACGATCCGAGAGATGACGCCGCGCATTGGCAGCAACAACGTGGTCAACACCACCAACAACACGCAGTTTAACTTGAACGTGTTTTTGAATGAGGAGTGCAAGGATGCGATTAAATTGAGTGATTTTGTGAAATCTCTCAACATCACCGTTGCAGATTTGGAATTCACGAAAACCAACGGCATCATTGAGGGGGTCAGCTCCATCATCGTGAACAACTTGCGGGGCATGGACGTGAACAAGCGCCCCATCCATTGCACGGACGTAAAGCGCGAAACCATGTACATTAAAAACGACGAATGGGAAAAGGACGACAAGCTGGAACACGTGCGTAAGTTCATTTACTTGACGTCCTGCTACCAGACGCGCGTGATTCAGGACTGGATGGCGGCGCATCCGGGGTGGGAATCAAACGAGAAGATGCAAACCGAGTACTTGACGCTGTGCAAGGAGCTGTACAAAAACATTGAAAACGACGACGCCGCACAACGGAAGATCCTGAAGGGGTTCATCAAGGAGGTGCAAATTGATAAGTCCATGTTGCATTGATGACATAAAACGAAAATTGAATGACGCAAGAAGAGAGAAATTCGGCAGCATAAATATAGAGGGCAGCAATATATGTTTGCCGCATTGTTCGCGTTGCAAATAGACAACTCAGATATGGTCCGGACACTGCATTCGTTTCACCTAATTCAGACCGCTGTGCGTAAAGAAGAATGGAACGGTTATCATGGCGGGCAATAATACGAAAAAATAATTAACGCGATTCAATATATATGTATATATATATATATGTATTGAATATCATGATCATACAGTTGGTGGAATTCACATCATTTGCGTATATTTTATTTAGATTAATAAACGAATGTACAACCCATCGGGCGATGGATTACACACGAGCCATATTCACGCTAACATTCGCTTCATATTGGATATATTCAATGCACCGTTATCAACACAAATATCCAGATGGTGTGTTTGGAAAAATACATGCCATGCACCACAATCCCAAACACAAAAATGAATGGTACTCGTACGTATTGGAAGGTTTGAACAACTCGCAGTTATTGCTGTTTATTTTATTTAATAACCTGCTGAAAAAAATGACAAATGTTGAACTGTTTTCTAACTACATTCTGGTTTTATTGACAGTTATGTACTTGTTCGTACATTTCATTCAATACAAGGTGGTCAAATCATGCAAGCACGCGATACACCATGAGCATGACGATGATGTCATCCAAAATTATGAATTAATTAAAAATTATGATCCAGATATTTTTGACAAATTATTTGAAACCAAATCTTATTGCATTACAGATCAAACACCATGGTATTTGTCTGTATTGGTTATATTGGTTAGAACATATATATTGTATTATGTCACCGTTGCAATTTGTAAAAAAATACACAAATGAAAAAAAAAAATAGTGTAAAGTAATATTAGACCATGAACCTAGTTGCATCACTATACCGAAATGCGATTGTGTTAACATTTGTTGTTGTTATTACAGTCATTGTGACTGTTATGGTTTTGAACCACAACAAATATTTGCATTACGATAGTGAATTCAATGAGTTGTTTCTGCCTCTCGTTAATGAAAAAAATAATGAAAAAATTTTTTATGTCACAAATGTGGACCCCGACCCGAAACAATATAAAAATGTGCTAGACATTTCAGGCGGCGGATTAAGAAACACTAGGTTCATTGTGTATTTATTACGATTGAATAATTTTTACTTAGATAAAAACATTGACATGATGCGAATGTTTAACATTTTTGGCGGGGTATCCGCAGGATCCATCATAACGAGTGCAATTGCATATCGCGAAATTGTGTTGAAAAATATTGTAAAAAATGACAAATCCAGTTTAATTGAATGCATGAAAAAGTTCAAATACACGGATGCGCAGATAACGAAATGCATTGAGTTGATCCTACATGATTCACATGAATTAAATTATGGCACACTCATTTTGCAATGGACATTTTATGAGTTCATTTCATTGAAAGACAAACTATTCAACGTATCCGTGTTTGACCGAATTACGACCTTGAACGGAGTTTTGTATCCCAATCTGTCATCAAGTGATAAACACGCTTATTTGAAACGATATTTTGATTTTGACATTAAAAATATATTAAAATCGCGCAGGTTCATTACATGTGCTATTAAAATTGAAAATGAAAAAAATGTAACTGAAAACGGCACGCCAAATGAAATCATAGTATTCGCCAATACTTATTTGGAGATGAATAATCCAAACGTGGTCAAATACGACAATATCATTACCAATATGGCAGACATACTTCACATATCAACTCATACTATTGGATTTTATCCCGTGTGTTTGCAATATCCATTTGCATGGGATGCAACTGCATACATGAATAACATTTCAACGCTCATCATTCCTTTATTTTTGAATCATTCAGTTAACATGAAATTGAATTACTTTTCATTAAGCGATATTAAAAATTTAACATATGAAAACGAAGGATCATTGTGGTGGCTCAAGAATGTGGTGCAGCTTGTGCGCATACAGACCAAATATGATATGAATTTGATACAATATGTGCAACAAAACAAGTATCACAATGTGGTAATAGATAGTGGCGCCATGGCGACGGCGTTTGATAAATCAACTGATGCAATGTTGAATGATATTCGTACTGGGTCAGATGTATCAATTAATGACTCGGTCAATTTCATTCGTGCCGAAATGTTCGACGCAACCCATACTTTTTTTGACAAAATGTGATCCCAAAAAGCAATGAAAATGAAAAAAATTGAATTGATTTCAAAAAGCATTTGAAATCCATCAGTGTTATCCCTGCGATTATTACAACGATTACAATGACTGAAGCTATGACTGAAGCTTACTGGACTGCCACAGCCTATGCTGCCGTGTCTGACATCAAGATCAACAACCACAACAAACCCAAGGAACCGGTGACCCTTTACAGCGACGACGGGAGCATGTATACGGGCCATGTCAACGAACACGGCGCCAAACACGGACAAGGCACATTGAAGACGGAGATTTACATCACCGGAGTGGTCGGAGACGACAACTCGCATCTCATGAAGTGGACCGAATATTCGGGCAACTGGTGCGACGGATTGCTGCATGGGTACGGCGTCATGCGCCAAATGTGCGGCAATGGCGCGAATCGTGTGGTGTATGAGGGCTTATGGGAAAATGGAGTGCCTACGCATGTTCAGTAAGCATGAACATGTACATGTGTATGTTCAGTAAGTACATGATGTAAGTATGTGTGTGTGTGTATGTATTACTAACACTTTTTTTCATGCATCACATACACATACACATACACATACACATGAATGAATATAAACACATTTCAGTGTATTTATATTATTTGCATTATACAAATGAGCGAGGCACACGAAGAACCCAAAGCCGCATCAGGCCCGGAGACCAAGGCACAGTTGGTGCAGTACATCAAGACGTGGATAGATACAGACAATGAAATGCGCAAATTGCAAAAGGACATGAAGACGCTGAGAGATAATAAAAAGACGCTAACGGATGCGTTGGTGAATGTAATGAAGAGCAACGAGATTGACGTCTTTGACATCAACGACGGCAAGTTGGTGTATGCCAAGACCAAAGTTAAGGCGCCGATTAATAAGACGAGTTTGTTTGCAGCCCTCATGCAGCACTACCAGGATGAAGACGCGGCCAAGAAGCTGAGCGAGTTCATCATGGATTCACGACAGGAAAAGGTGAAGGAATCCATTCGCCGAAAAATGCAAAAATAATTAAATGCACATATAACAACAATAGATTCTGTTGTGGCGCGATGAAAATCAACGCAGACATAAACGTGGACAGTGTCAATGTATTAAACCCGGCGATGATCAATGATGTGGATGAAGGGGTGGTTGCGTGTCCGTTTATGGACGCGCTGAAAACTGCGGTGGACGACGTGGATCTTGCCGTGGATACGCACGTGGACATGTGCATTTACCAAATCAATAAAACCAACGATAGTATCCCCTTTTTGGAATTTTTGCTGTACCTGCAAGGCAGTGCCCGAGAGAAGAAGGGGGAGCGTCTCGTGTTTCCGCACATTCTTTCAAGGCACACCAAGGCGGGGTTGGTGGATCAATGCAGTCCGGCCCTAGTGGCCCTGTTTGGGGGAATGGATGAGGTGAAGTATGTGGGGTTTGTGGTTGAAAAATCCAAACGACGCTGCACGCTGTTTTTCAATCACAGGTTTAACGAGCGATCGGGCGGCATCCCCTTCATGCGGGCAGACAACCGCTGGTTTTGGACCATGTCCAGCGAAATATTTAATGAACGGCAAATGATGAACTACGCGATTTCGGACGACGTGGTGTCCCTTTTTAATCAGCACCCCACCATGATGCAGGTGACGCTGAACGGACACACATTGGAATCCCCGAGCGCATTGTATGCTGGAAAGCATTTCAACTACGTGTCGTACATGGCGGAATTCGGCATGAAAAAGGCGTCAACGCGCGCGCATTTTGGCCCGTATTATTATTTTGTCAGCTTCACGGGAAGCATGCGTTACGCGTGTTATTCCATGGGGTTTGAGCCGCACGTGTTGGATAACGGAGATGTGCTGACCGTGAATGCGCACGGGAAACACACGCGGGGCGGAGTTGTGCGGTTTGCCGTTTTCTTGGGACGGTGCCGTGCTTTTTTCATGAACGGCGAGGAAGACCGTTCCGAATTGAGCATGTACTGGGCCGAGAAAGACCCGTTTGTGAAGGCCAAACTGGCGCTGCGAGACATTAACGGCAACTGGACGCAGGCATTTAATTCTGCGTATGTGGGGGAATATGAATTAAACATTGACGGTAAAATAAAAAACCGTATCCCGAATTGGACCATTAAGGATTATGACGCCCAAATTCCGTTGTCGTGCCATGAAATAGACATGCAGACTGTTCCAAACGAGTACGACCCGGAATTTACACAGTACCGGCTGGTATAAGGAGGGGGTCTAATAAAAATAATATTTACATGATATAATACATTTAATTTGCATTATAACATTTTTGCATTATAACATGCGGACAACTGTCATATTACGTGTGTCATGCGTGTTGATTTATGCCATCTTCCTGCGGATTGCATTGTATTTCGCCGATCAAGACCACATCGGCGAGTACAATGTGTACATTTTGTTTGCAATGGCGAGCGTTCCTCTCTTTTTGTTTGTGTTGCTGGGGACGAACACGAATAATTAATGACCGAAATCACGTCATAAGTAAATAAATAAATAAATAAATGGTGGATAAATGGGTATGAGTTATGGCAATTCAATTGAATGAGGGGATGCTGTATACTCCGTGCTCATTCTTCACGCACTTTGCGATGACGTTGGGGTTCATTTTATTGGCGACAATGTCCTCTGGATCGTACACGTTGCCCTGAGTGTCAATGTGGTACATGATGCCCTTGATGTCCTGCACCCAGGTTTCCACCTTGGTGTTGGTGGCTGGCGTGTCCAACCCGTCAAACATCCCGTGCGGAGTTCCTTTTGAATGGGTGCCACAACACATGCACCCTTCCTTCTTTCGGCGCGTGCATTGTTCGCCATTGGCCCGCTTCGCATGGCACCGGTCAAACATTGGAACCGCATTTTTTACGCGCTTCCTTTTGGCAAAGTCGTCCTTGGTGAGCTTCAACTTGTCAGCTTCGTATATGAATGTCATGACGGCCGTGTAATCACGCATCATGTCCGCGCACTGCGGGTTAGAGGATGCTGCTGCGACGTATTTTTGACGCACCGCATCAAAACGAGCGGCAATCTCTTGCTTGAATGCAAATACATGCGCGTCAATTCGGGCATTAATTCGGCGTTCCATTGTTGGTACTGTTGTGGTTGCTGTTGTTGTTGCTGTTGTTGTTGTTGTTGTTGTTGTTGTTGTTGTTGTTGCGGTTACCATTTATTATGCGCAATGTTTTTAATTCAATTTTTAAAAATATTACGAAAACAACTTAAACGCGCGCATGCTTTACATCATTTCCCCTTCCACTCCTTCCAAATCTTGCATCATTAGGTCTTGTTGTTGTTGTAGTGCTAGCAGCTCTTGCAACTGTTCTTCTGTGAGTTGCAATGCGGGAGTTTCATCCGGCACATCCTGCACAATTACTATGTTGGAGTCCTTCGGGGTAATGCCGCCGTGTATACTGTGCGTGGTGCTTTGTTGCGCGCTATAAGGCGCGCTATGTTGCACACTAGGCACTTTGCTTGGTTGCACACTATGCACTTTGCTTGGTTGCACGCTATGAGTAACGCTAGGCACTTTGCTTTGTTGCACACTAGGCGCTATGCTTGGTTGCACACTAGGCACTTTGCTTTGTTGCTGCGCGCTATAAGGAACGATGTTGGGCGCCACGATGTTGGGCGCCACGATGTTGGGCACTTTGTTTTGAAGTGTGACGATATCGGCAGAAGCGTGGAATCCGTTCAGGTCTTGCATTTGTAATTGTTGTAATTTCTGCATTTCACGCGTAATGGTTGCGTCATCAATCACGACCGTGATGCCGTTGCCATCATCATTGCCATTGGTATTGCCATTGCCATTGGTATTGCCATTGCCATTGGTATTGCCGCCATTGTCGCGTGACGGACTGCCGTCCCGACTGCTTTTCCGGCTGGATCTCTCTTCGTAATCCTGCTTGTTTCGCGCAGAATTCACGGTCACTACGCTGAGTCCGTTGCACAAGTTGGGCGTGTGCGCATCAAACGTGTACTTGCCGGGTGTGCCCACCACTTGGTGGCCGTACTTTTTCTGGAAGGATTCAATCACGTCTTGGTCAATGAGCGGTGCAATGTCAAAGAGGTTCTTGATGTCGGTTTTGATGATGTTCATCATGTCTTTCGCATCCACGCGCTGCGAACGCACGAGCGCGAGCTCAATCTGGATCTTCTTGTTGATTTGCTGGAACTGCAGGGAGCAGAGTCGGTGCGACTCGGCGCGCTTACCCAATTGGAAGTAAGTGTCAATGGACTTGATGATCCCCACAAAAATGCTGCTCACACCCAAAATGATGTTCATGTTGTCGTAGCCGATGTCAATACCGGTTGCGAACCCAATCGCGGACGACAATATGATGACCGGGATGTTGATGTAGTTGGAACGCCCGTTGTACTTTTCATACGAGTTGCGGTGGAGAATGGACAAAGATTCGCACTCCTCCGCGTGCAACTTCAGTAACTGCTCTAAATCCGTATTGTAATCAATGGTTTCGGACATGAATATTGAGAGAAAATTGATATATATCTCAGTGCGATTTTAATTTTTGTTTGATATCATCCAGTATTATTTAGCATTTGTGGATGTTATTCTAAACCAGAAACTAGATTTTTAATTATCATGTATTTTCCTAGTTTTGATATTTTTAATATGTAAGTTAATGTACCAAAAAACGAACATAAACGTAACTATCGCATTTTATTCATCGCACGAAATAAATAAAATGTTTCGTTTTATGGCACTGTTGCACATGCGCAGCTTTTCAAAATCAAGAAATGAAAAAATGGGTTGCAAGATGACGCACGGAGGGCCACCGATAAATGATTGCACCAGTTCCTGCATTTCAAAATGTCAAATCATGGAGACGAGAGATGAGGTGGATGCGTTCATTGCAAACGCGCGGTGCAAGGCACGATGCGTGCATACAAATGCGGAACCGAAGCCAGGCGACTGTTCATGCGCAAATGTCTGCATCGCCGACATGTCCGAGCTGTACTGCATCATGGCTTCAAATCGCGGTTAAGTCCAATGTTTTAGGTTCCATGATCTCAATTATGTGCGCCATGAGTTCTTTGCCATCAATGAACCCGGCGCATTCCGGAATGCCGGTGCTCACAAACCAGTCCTCAAACTCATGCACTGCATCCCAGAACTTCACGTATCCGCCCAGGGCGAGCAGCAGGATTGCCTGTTTGGCGTAGGCGGCGTCAACCGTGCCGGGTAAAAAGATCGCATCCAGATCCACTTCCGGGTGCATTTTGACCGGGAAATGCGCAATGGTGCGATTGCGGTCGTACCCTTTACAGTGTCCGCCGAACCCGAAGTACGTCTCAAATTCGGACCGGTGCTCCATGACGAGCGGGCGATCAAACTGCATTGGGAATGCGTGTCCCATGAGAGGCACAGTGACATTGACTGACAGAATGTTCACTCGGTCCGACGCATGGGGGTTGTATGTCTCGCACCATGCGACATTTGGCGCGTTCAAACGCGTGAGCAGTTCGTCGGGCACAGTGGAAATCAAGTATCCGTGCGGATGATTGTGTTTCTTGTGCAGCTCCTTGAATTTCACGATGACTTCGGCGTGAGTTGGCATATTTGCGTTGTTGGCGGTTGGTTGCAATTGGTTAAACTTAGTTCAGTGCATTTCTTTATGATGTTTGCCTTCATTTTTTTAGTAAAAATTGAAAGCATTTTTTGAATACACGCCTCAATCGTAACAAGCAACAAGCAACAAGCAACAAGCAACAAGCAACCAGACAACCAATGCCCGTACTCCGTGAACAAACCACACGTTCGTTGATCAGCCTCGTTTCTCCGGATCAATTTGATCCGTCAGACAGGACGGGAAGCGACAAACCTATCCGGGTGCCCGACCATCAGCGTCACCCTTCATGGCCACAAACACACAAGGAACGACTGGTGGATTCAATCATGTCCAATTATCCGATCGGTCAAATCACGCTAACAAAACACAACGATCCGAACCAGAACGGCGATGAATACTTCAACGTGCAGGATGGGCAAACACGGATGGGCGCACTCCAAGAGTTCATGACGGATCAGTTTCCGTGGAATGGCAAATTGTACAGCGAACTGACGGCAGACGAACGCGCCCGATTTAACAACTATGTTGTGCAGTTGGACATCTTCAAGAAGGAGCGGACCATGAGCCAATCCGCGTTTGACGGCATCATTTGCGAAATATTTGAACGGCTTAACAGCGGAAAACCGCTCACCGACAATGACAAGTACTGGAATCGCAAGGACACCGCGGCGATGCAGTTACTGAGCCGGCTCAATAGCTCCTCCGAATTCGGTCCGCTCATTCGCAAATACATGTGGAGCAATCTGGGCGGCGGCAAGGGGCGCAGCGGATTAAACCATTTTGTTGGACTCCTGCTTGGACTCATCAATCAGCGGGCCGAGTGCATTTCCACGTCGTTCATGCAAAACGGCCGCGCGCTGATGGAGACGAGTGTGGATGCGGAAGGCGAACGTCGCGTGACCGATTTCTTGCGGTGGTATTTCGGTTTATTGACGGACGTGTTTCAGTTTGCGAGCTGGAACGTGAAGCGCCGGTTTGGGAAGCTATCGGGTGTGTGCGGAATGATTGCGGTGGACTGGATCAACAACGAGGCTGGCGCCAGAGGGCACTACGCCATGTGGAAGTTGTGCATAGATTTGGAGTACTCGCGTGCACACTTTGAGCGTCGGTTGTTTGCAGATTTGTCGAATGGCCATGCTCGGAACGTGACAGAAGTTGCAATAAATGCGCGTATAGCAAAGGTGTTGCACGTGTATAATGAGACAGCATTTGCGGAATACAGCAATGACATATTCAATGTGATCCTGGGAAGCGATGACGAAAGCAGCGAGGATTGAATGCATCTAACCAACCAAACAACCCAACCAAACAACCCAACCAAACA